TTTCAATTAGTTTATCATAATGCATTTTATAATTCATAGTTGTATTTATTAATTAAAAAATAATATTACTATATGCTGGTTAAAGTTTACACGATTCGCAATCGCTTTCATCATATTGATTACTTAATGTATCAGGTAATGTAGAAATATTTTGAGAACCATTAACTTGTGTTGTTCCAGTTACCATCACTTTCGCACCTGTTTTGGAAATGAGTGAGTAGTACACAGTTTTTAGGCCCCACTTATAAGCAAGCATGAGATTCTTGACAATTAATGTGCCGGGAATCTTACCACCTGGAAAATGTGCAGGATTGTAAAAGGTATTAGTCGAAAGTGATTGATCGATGTAAGCAGCAAGAACCGCAGCAGTCTTTAGATATGCTTCACAGTTAGTCTGATCCCACATTAATTGATAACGATTCTTATAACGACGATATTCCGGAACAACTTGTACAAAACTACCTGCTTTAGATTCCTTGACTGAGATCAGTTCCATGGGCATTTCGATACCATTCGTTGAATTAAGAACAACTGAAGAACTTTCCACAGGTGCAACAGCCATCAGTGTAGCATTACGAATGCCGTACTTTAGCATACGAGCTCGCAAGCCTTCCCAATCTAGGTTAGAACTCGGCGTAAAATCTGTTAGTTCATTAACTCCCTCAGCTCTGCGTTCCCACGGAAAAATGCCCTTGCCATAATAGGTTGCAGAACTACGTTCACAGGCACCCCGTTCTTGTGCGAGTTCAACGCTCATTTCAGTGAGGAAGTAAGCCTGATGCTCCATCCAACGTTTTACTTCAGCTAACGTCTCAGCTTCACCGTACTTAAAATTTCGACGAGCATGCCAGTAAGCTAGATTAGTAATTCCAATGCCAAGAGGTTCAAATTCTTTATTTGCAAGCTGACTCTGAATGCTTAGGAAATCCTGATAGCTGAGCAAATTGCTAAGGCTGCGTACAAGAACACGGCAGGCCTTACGCATTTCTTGCGGATTACGAAATGCTCCCCAATTGATGCTTCCTAATGTGCAGAGTGCAATACGTCCAGCTTCATCTTCGATGCGTTGAAATGGGCGAGTAGGAAGTAGAATCTCTTGACACAAGTTGCTCTGATAGATAGGATCTGTTGTAGTATCAAACGGACCTTGATTAATAACATTGTCGATATTTACAAGATAGATACGACCAGTATCAGTACGTTCTTTTAGAATACCATTTTTAATAACTTCTTCAGCAGCAATGGTTTTCTTTTTAATTACATTGTTCTTTTCATATTTTACATACAGCTTTTCAAATTCTTCACTGTTACGATAATATGCTTCGTAAAGATCCGGAACATCATGCGGATCGAATAAGGTGATATTCTCTTTGTTCTTTAAACGTCGCCAGAACATTGCATTCATTACAACGCTGTAATCCATTTGACGAACACGAGTTTCTTCTGTGCCCTGGTTGTTTTTTAGTACAATTAGGTCTTCAAACTGATAATGCCAAATCGGGAAAGTGACTGTGCAACTGGCATTTCTGATGCCACCCTGTGAGCAGCTACGCAGGTCTGCAAACCACTTTTTAAGAAAAGGAATTAATCCAGTATGTTTGATCTCACCCTTACGAATTGGGGCTCCGATCGGTCGAATTCTGCCAATTTCGAGGCCGATTCCGGCTCGTTTTGAAGCATATTTGGCCATCATTTCGCCTGCTGCAAAGATACTGTCCAATGTATCGTCTGCAGAAATTAAAACGCAGCTAGAAAACTGTTTTGTTGGAGTTCCGAGTCCTGCAAGAACAGGAGTAGCCAAAGTAAAGTGCCCGTCACTGGCGCATTCATAATATTCTTTGACTAATTTTAGTCGCTTGTCTGCAGGCTCATTGTGGAATGCTGTTGCAGCGGCGATGGCATATCGTACCTGTGGTGTTTCGTAGATCTTTCCTGTTGCTCGATTCTGCACCAGATACTTTTCAGCAAGCTGAGCAATCGCGGCGTAGGTATAATTTTCATCTTTGTCATGGTCGATGAATAGATTAATTATATTCCACTCGTCCTCGGTATACCATTCAAGCAGTTCTGCTGTATACATACCGAGTTCTACATTCTTTTTAACAATGTCATACAGCGGCGGCGGAGTGTATGTGCCATATACACTTTTGCGTAACATACTAACTTTCTGGCGGCCAGCAACATACTGATAGTTTACGTTGTTGATTTCTGGATTTTCGCTTTCGTCGATAAGATCGACCATAGCCTTGAGCAACAGTTCGTCAATGGTTTCTGTACTAATGCCGTCATGTAGTTCTAGGTGAGCTTTAATTTCGATCATAGACGGACTAACTCCATCTATACCTTTGCAGTCAAATGCTACCTGTCTTTGTATTTTATTAATATCTAATGGCACTCGTTGGCCGCTGCGTTTGACGACTGTTATCATTAACTTACCTCTATTCTCATGTAGGATGATATTTACCTGGGTCTCTCAAGCTCGATTAGATTTTCGAGGAGAAATTCTTCGGGTATTTGACTGGTTGAAAACGCTTCAGTATCTGAAAAATTTAAAACCTGCTCATCGTCTACATAGATTACATTGTACAATCTTTTACGAACCTTGTCTACCAATGTTCTTAATTGTATTGTAGAATTTTTATAACGTTCAGTTAGCAATAAGGTATAACCCATCATTATTGCTTTGGTAAAATCATCATAACGATTTTGTTCAATAATTTCCCACGGAGTTGGCCAACTAGCCGGATAAAAGGGATCGATCAACACGTTATTGGGAATAATTGGGGTTTGTTGCCAAAAGTCTATTAAGTCTTGTAACGGATCGTCACTGACTTCTAGTGCTTTTCGCAAACTTGACCATGCCGCTAGCCGGTGGTCGAGATCTAATTTAAACATTATTGCCTTACGTAAACAGAGTAATTTAATGATCCAGCAAACGACGGACTAACTGTCGTTGCCATAATTTCGATTGCTTGCGGATTTGAAAGATTTACAGAAAATGTAGTTCCGCCATCATTGGCCCCACTGAAGGTAAAATTATCAGTAATTGTGCTTGTGCCATTATTGACTAGAACTGTAATTAATCCGCGGCGAATAGTTGTACCAATAGACAGAGTATAGTCAATTTCAATTTCTTGCCCAACACTGGAAATACCATGAATACCATAGCTGCTAATCGTCGGCCACACAAACAATGGATATGTGGTAGTACCTATTGCAATAGCCAGCGGAGTTCCTGTAAAGGATGAATAAGTGCATGGTCCGTTGACTACAGGAGCAATCGAAGTAAATTGAGCAACGCTGCCGGTATTAAGTGCTAATAATCTAGAAAAATCATCATTGCTTGATGAATTTTGATATGAGTTAAACGTGATTACATCAGTGACTGGTGAAAAATCACCGTTGGTGCTGCCGTAACCGATACCTACTTTAGAATAAGAATTGTTAAAGCTCTTGATGTAGTTTACGCCCGAGAAGTTATTGCCAACATATAATCCTTGATTGTTGACTAGATAGAAACTATTGTCATGAATGTTAACGTGCTGTGGTCCATTTAGGCTTCCAACACCGCCCGTTAAATTCTTAGAGAATGCAATACCTGTATCAACGCTCTTGAATTTGTTATCATGAATATCAATATTAACGATGTCATAGTCGCTCTTAATTGCAGTTCCTAAATTTGAGAAAACGCATTCTCTGATTCCGACATTATCGCAGGTAAGTGCGCCGAGGCCGATCATTTCCACACCAGCAGCTAACGTACTAGTCGATGCAATACTGGTATTACCGATAAAAGCACAATTCGTAATTATGCTGTCTACTGCGCAATTAAGTTTCACCATCGATCCTGCATTAGTCAATGACGAAACAAAAGTAACGCCGTCAATTTTAATATTCTTCGGAGTTTTAGCAGCACTGTTAACATCGGTTAACACACTGGATAAGTTCGATCCTACTGTTTGGAATATGCTTGCAGTGGTAGTAGCAACTAGGATTGTTTTATTTTGTCCTGCTCCGTGAATTTCTGCATAGGGAGGAACTAAGATAGTTGCTGTAACATAGTAGGTACCTTCGGGAATAGTCAATACCTTGGTGTTAGTAGCACCAAAAGTAATTGCTCGACGTAGAGCATCTTGATCATTGCCAAAACTGTTGACGTTAAGGGAATCGTCTAATCTACTCTGTAAGGTTCTAACAATATAAGGGTTGCTAGGAGGACCTGTAATGACTGCAGGATTAGTACTTTGGTATGTATAGTCAGCAGTTACAGTGAACAACCCTGTGTCGTTTACAGTAAGCAATCGAGTGTTACCTACAGCAGGAGCACCTTCACTGACTGAACCGTTACCGATATATAGCTCTTGTTGGTCAATACTCCAACCAAATTCTCCACTTGCTAGTTGTGGAAATCCTGTTTGAGCAGTTTGTCCTCTTCGAATCTGAACCCTTGAAATTTGTATTACCGACACAATTTATTCTCCTAGACGATCTATTTATCGTACCAAACCCTCTTTCCGTCTACCAGTTTCCAACCTCTTCCTTTACATGCAATATTCGGATGCCCTATTTTTTTTCTATTTTCATAAGGCAATAATGGAGGCATATCAGATCTTCGTATACGCCATCCTTTTGTTTGTTTTTGAAATAGATGACTTTTAGGATTATTAAGGGTAGTTGGCATAGATTTGTCTATTTTGTGTTCTTCGCACCATTTAGAAATATTTTGAACATACGTTTCTGTAGGATCATCAATCCGACTAACATACCACCCTTTTGTACGCTTTTCGGCCTGTTGTTTATATAATTTTAAACGATCAATTTTAGATAAAGATTTCCACCAATCCTTTAATCCTTGAGTGTTGTTATTATCGAAATTCATTTTGCTGTAATCAATAAATTTACTTCGATCTCCGCCTGAACCGCCTTCTACAAGATTATAACTCATAGGATCAGAAGTTGCATTTGTAGAATTAATCCAAAATATTTCTCGTTCGTTTAACTCATCTTCAGATGAACATTCCTCGATGATAATTTTTTCAAAAGAATCTATACCATATTTTTTATATGCTTGTTTAAGGATTTTCCCTGATCCCATATAATTAGGAACCTTGCCGTTAGTTTTACCGATATACCAACGTCCATTAATTTTATTAATAATTTTATAGATAT